TATGAAGTGATGTAGGTATTGTATGCCAGAACATCAAGTATTGATGAAAGGTTAGAACCCTCAAAATCATAATCCGTGAAATTGGAGTTTTCCTTTAAATATTCTTTGAGTGTTGTTTTAACCTGGTTAAAGTCCAGATTAGTAAAATTAGCTAATGGCATTGTTTACCTTGTTGATTGCAAGACGAATTGTAATTCTTGTGGAGGAACGTCTGCTCCGATAATCTCATAAATGATAGTCGCATTAAATTCATTCTGATCAAAGTTAGGTTCTACTTTAACTTCTCTCACATTTACTCTTGGTTCATACCTTAGAAGTGAACTTTTGATTTCACTTTTGATAATATTGGCAGAAATATCATTTATATTTTCAAAAAGTGCCTGACTAATTTGAGATCCAAAATCTTCATCGAAAGGTTTCTCTCCAGGAACAGTAAAAACAATGTTTCTTACTGATCGAGCAATTGCAGACTCATTTTTCAGCGCTATAATATCACTTGTCAGAGGATGTTTCTGAAAAGTCATACTTACATCTTTAAAACCTTGACTAACGCGCTCTAAAGGCACAAAATTACAGCAATTATAACTTATTTATCAAGGTATTTTATTATTTTTTACTCATAAAGTGGTTCTGGATTGCTCTCACTTTCAAAAAATTCAGTTTCTTCAAGTGAATCTCTTTTTTTAGGTGTCAAATCATCATTAGAGATCTCACGAAGCATTTTTTGATGCTGATGATTGCCCAAATTGTCCAAAAAATCGTGCTCAGTTGTCATTTTTACCCTTTTTCGATATTTATTGTGTGTCAAGAGGACGACCCTCTTGTGATTTGTACATTTCTTCGGCAGTTTCTTCTTCAATTTTACGTTCTTTAGACGTTTTCCAGAAATATTCGTCTTCACGACCCATTCCAAGACGTTCAAAACCATTTTCAACTTGATAATATTGAGTTGAAACCTTAAAGTCAGGCATTTTTGGTTCAACAGGTGTCAAACTGTTATCATAGATACGCATTCTATTGTTAGGATACAGTGCATACTGTCCATTTTCAAGTTCAATTAGATTATGTGACTTATGTTCTGCAGGATTTTCACTTGTTGCATAGTCTACTACCTCAGGATCCTGATGATAATTGTCTATAGTACAGATATAAGTGCCTTTCTGAATACCAAAGTCTCTTGTATACAGTTCATAGTCCATACTACCAATAAATTGCTTGGTAACTGCTACAACACCATAGTCCATACAGTTCCAGAACTGTAGGTTAGGAAGGTCCATATCAGGGCTAGGTGCCTCTGGAGCAGACACAAACGCACTGATAGGTAGTTTGTCATACATTGCTGCGTATTCGGGTAAATACGTCTCAAAATAAAAAGTGCGCCCAGGTATCGATTTACACGATACCCAGACGCCTTTAACAAATTCACCATGACCAGATTGATGATCAGTGAGATATTCTTTTCTTACCCATACTTCTACCGAGGGGAGGTTACAAATAAGTGCAGCCATTATGTATTAATGTAACTGCTTCTATTTAACGCCCTTGACCACGATATGGTTTCTTTGCCTTATTACGAGACGTTGCGGATGCATGAGTATTCTTTCCTGCACCTTGACGAGTTTTCTTCGGTTTTCCGGGGATATAATTCCCCCCTTTCATCATTGCCATAATACTTTTAGTTTAATACGAGAAACGAGGTGGGAGACCTCATAGTCTCCCCTGTAAGTATGATATCAAATAACCCGAGTCTTTTCATGACCAACACGAATGCGAGGGTCACACCAGATCTCAAAGTCCTTCTCCTTTGCATCAAGACAGAATGAGACATCCTCACCACACATGTCCTGTACATTCCCACTCTCAAAGACTTGCATCTTAGGAGCAAACCAAGGGTATTCCAAATTCTCAAAGACACCCTTCTTGATCAGTACCCAACCAAATCCTGTATAGTCTACAGTGAATGGTTTGCGTCGTTTGGAAATAGATTCGACAGTTTCGTGATTCATCACTCCACCATTCTTACGGAAATCATCTTCTTCCAACCAGTGTGCGACAGAAGTGGTGTGTCCATCTTCAGTAGCATACCATCCTGAAACAATCTCCCTTTCTTCTCCATCTTCTGCAATAGCCATATCACAGAGTTGCCAGAACTTGTTAGTGTCAAATACAATGTCACTATCAATCCACAACTGGTAATCATACTCCAGTTTACCATCCCATGGGATCTGGTTAGGACCACGCAGTACATTTGCACCCAGACACTTACAACGTGCAAAGTTAACCATAGAAGAGTAATCTTGACTAATCTGAATACTCATTCCATTCTGTACCATATCAAAGCACAGTTGTACGAAGTTCTTCAAGAAGATAAAAGAACATCCACGTCCTGGAAGACAAAATACAATTGTCTTACCTTTCATTCTTTCCTTAATTGCTGCAATATCCCAATCTTCAGTCTTCTTTGGTTTGGGGGCAGTTGCCTTAACAGTAAATCCTTTTGCCATAAGTCTTAGAAACTTCAGTTCAATTCTATCAGTCTATATGTATAATGTCAATATGAATCACATCCAGGTGGTTCAGTCGTAGAACCCGCACAAGCACCTCCATGGTGCCGCGTTACTTCCTCATATGATAAATCCTCAAGTTCATAATCAGTCTTCATTAGACCAACCATTCCCTTGAGGGTTTCCCATGTATTATTAAATTGATCCTCTGATAAGTTGTTATATAAACACTCTTGTTTTGCATAGATGTGATAAACCTTTTCCATTGGTTTTTTACCTCCGGGAATTTTTTTTCTTAAATGAATTCGACGTTTGCATTATATATCAAGGTCGATCTGTCACCTCTGTAGGTTAGGGTAGTAGACCTTTTTTATATACGGGGCAACGCGGCACGCAACGATAACAACGAACCGCATAAACACTGTCCTTAAAGTGTCATTCTCAGTCTATCAGATATGGGGCAAAGTGTCAATAACTCTGCCCCTGCTAAGTATCAAAGTTCTGCCAACATTTCATTCAGTTCATCAACATCTAGATCAGCATGTTTCCAATATACACCGTCGGGAGTAACTGCCCCATAAAGTTCTACTAACTGGTGCGACAATGACTTATATCCATGCTCTGCCCATTGCTGAGCAAAGTGATACAAACCCTCATCATTCTGCAACCAGAGTGCTACATTCCAGGTCTCATAATTTGCCCATCCGTTGTAAGTCTCAGATGCGGTGGTGATTGTCATTTAGTGTCGTTTGAGAGGTGTTCCTTTGACTTCCTTACAATACATCATCTGAGGTGCTAATCAACCGATGCTGTGACACTTCAAGGATTGGCACAAATTCTTTATAGTAACTGCCAGAAACTACCAGCGGACAGGCACACTCAGGTCCTCTACATAACTATCAATCAACTGCTCATTTCCTTCGAGTTCAAATAGACTTTCCCAATCAATCTGATGCGGGTCAAAATCTTCCATGACCTCAAGATCTAGGGTGATTCTATAACGTTGCTTCTGTGCCTGACTGATAGCGACTGACATGATTGGTGCTCCGTTGGTGTGACTTAACAAGTATAGAATAAAGGAGGGATATTGTCAATCTTCCAATCAGTATTTATAAGAGAGACTGATATTTTTGTGTTGTCAAGTCCTGGCAAAACTTATATCCGGGGTCTTGACATTTCTCGGCAGTTCGTGTTAGACTGCTGCCTTAGATCACAACGTCCAGACACATTTAATTGATCATACTTTTCCACAGATAACTAACACTTTTCCACAGACATTGTGGAAAGAGATAAACAACGCATATATGTTTTTTAATACATTTTTTAATGTAATCTTTTATATATGATGTCATAAAAGGGGGTCATTTCTGCCCCCTCTCATATACATCAGAAGTTGACAGATTGCCCACTGAAGTCCACTGCATCTGAGGAGATTACCTCTTCATTAGTGTCAGTGAGAGCATCCAAGATTTGCAGCAGATCATTACCAGTGTTGGCAACTTTCAGCATACCGATCATTACTTCTTTGGACATGATTAGAAAAAGAAAGTGTTAGTTTGTTTGGTTAAATCCTGGGTCTTACGTTGTGAATCAGTCTCCCAATTCTGTACTGCCCAGGTTGTTACTTAGTGAGTGTAATTCAATCTAGGAAACTATCAATCCTCTCACCAATCGTCTGCGGTCTAGTGTTACTGGGTTCAATGAAATCACTCACCGATTGTAGTGCATTAGACGTGAATTGTCTTGCATCAGTAGACTGCCAAAGTAGAACACCAATAACAATGACGAGTGCAGTTTTCATGGTTGAATGTAAAGAATGGGACGGAAGACTATAGGGAGAGAGG